CATCCCATCCCATGCTCTGTTTTGTTGTCGTCGGGAATAATTTCCTGTCAACATTCAGGGATAAGTCTTTCTGAGCTGCTATTTCAGTACCATTTGCATATAAGAGAATGACACTTCCATTAACTTTACTCATATTAGACTATTTTAGCAAGCGGACCATTACCTGTGAGGGTGCCGGAAAACTTAACAGAGTCTCCCATCCCTGCTGAAATATTGCAGTTCTGAAAAGTTGCTGCACCTTCATAGCCAGATGTTAAAGCGTCAGAAGTGAATGACACATTTGCATCCGCGGTGTCTCCGATAATATTATCAAGTATCGCATCAGCAGTTAATCCGGCTGCACCAATCTGAGTTAAATCATATTCCCCATCAAAAGGAACTGACCAACTCTTGACACCTGCCCCGGATATATGTTCTTCCCAGTCACCAGAATCCTTGTTAGTTGTTACAATAAGTTTCTTGTCAAGATTTAAAGAACAATTCTTTAAATAAAGTATTTTGTCAGATGCACCGACAAACACAGCGTATAACGAACCATTAATTTTTGCCATTGTATTGATTATTAATTATTTACTTGTTGCTATTTTTGTACTTAAATATATTTTTGCTTATGTTATGTGTTAATCTTTTCATTTTATTATTTTAAATAAAGCAACCTGTCCTTTATATATATCTGCAAATACCGTTTCGCCTGTTGCCCATATTTCTGATAAATACCATCCATTACTATTTTTAGGTGTTATTACACTCATTAATTTTTGAGTTGCAGAAAATGCAACGCCACCTATTAAAAAATGACTTTTAAAATTTATATTATCAATAGTGATTATAAGTCTCTTTCTTTGTGTTGGTGATGTCATTGTAAGTAACATTTCTCCTGTACTTTCACCTATAGTATTCCAAACATCATCACTTACCGTTAAGTTATCTATTAATTCATACTTATTAACATTAAGAATATCAGAATAAAGAACTCTCCAAACTCCAATATTTTCAGGAACCGTTGTATCATCTAATGCAAAATAAGCATATCCATTTCTAAACGATATTCCACATGTTTTATGTAATCCGCTCCCTAAACTCCCCTGAAATATTAATTCAGGAGCAATCAAAGTATCCGTAGTAATATCATAGAATGTTTTATACCAATTACACTCATTAACACCATCCCCTGTTTGTATCCAAAATGAGTTATCTATATAACAGTAGTTTATTGCATGGACATGATCAATTCCCAGAGGTAGTTTCCAGAAACTTTTAAGTGTAATCCCTTTATCAATAGAGTACCAACAATTCACATTATTTCCATTAGCAGTACCTACAGAGTACAATCCAAAAACGGGTATATCGTAAGGATTATAAATATCATGTGTAAGTGCAGAAAAATTATTATCATCAACAGTCGGTGAAAAAGGACTACCGTCATCAGCAAGAACTGTTGATTCCGTAATCGTTGTAAGATTATCATGTGAATAATATACCTTAGTGGGCGTGCAAAACATAATCTCCCCAGTTGTCCATATAAAAGCATAAGTAACTTTGGGTTCCATTCCTATAACTTGTTTAGTGATAGGGAAGGAAATACCCCCATCTAAACTTAGTGAAAGAATGTCCGTACCATCAAATGCCAACATTTTTAACTCACGAGTAGTACAGATATGTAAGTCTGAAAAATAATAATTTAATCTATATAATAAATCATTCTGATATTTAACAATTTTTTTAATATCTACATCAACTCGATCAGTCGCATAACTAAATAACTCAAGAATTTTATTGTGAATATTATAGGCAATGCAATTAAATTTTATAAAAGTCGTGTTTTGATAACCTTGATTATAACATCCTATAATAAAATCTCCGTCTTGTAATTCAAAAATATGCCAATCCTTTGTATTTATAGAATCATAGGCAGGAACTCCTGTTATGGTTGCCGTTGCCAATCTTGCATTTGCATTACATTGAGTTGTGTTTGATCTATCGTATTGATCCTGAATAAATCTTATTTTTGACTTTGTTAAATTATGATTTAATAAATCTCCTGACACGTTTGAATCTATTGCATAACCAGCTGGAACTGTCGGATTAACTAAAGGTTCTTGTGAATCAGAATAAGGAATATAAAGATCAACTGCCCCAGCCTTTTTAAATAGAGAATAACCCAAATCCAAACAATTATTTTTAATATTTGAAGGCGTTGATCCAATTGCATCATATTGATTACTTGAATTAACAGAACTTATATTTGTTAAATGATACCCATTACCTGATACGTCTACTAATGCAGTATGTTCATTACATGTCCAATGTGCAACCAAATCAGAATCATTTGGAAAAGCATCATGATTATAGCATTTAATTGCATCCGCATCATTCAAGAGTCGGTGAAATATATACCAGTCAGAATAATACCCCAATGCAGTACTTACTACTGAACTACCATCAGCATTACTGCCCGAACCTAAGTAAAATTCAAACTGATTTCCTGGTGATCCAAATGTCCCAGTGAAAGAAGTATCTATCCCAATTTGAATATTATTAATAAAAAATCTTACTTTTTTTGTTGCTTGATTTACGTCAAGACGCAAAAAACACCAACCTAATGAATTAAACGTATCTGTTGACGATAATACAATTCCTGTTCCTGATGATGTTACTAATGCAGATATGGTATTTGTTGTCACATTAGATTGAAATCCATATCTTCCATTTGTAGGCCCTAATTTGCCTGCTAAAAATTGTTTTGTAACACCACCTCCTTGTGCTTTAATCCATCCACACAAAGTGAAGTCATAAGTATTTCCAATATCTAATGCACCATTATCCGCAACGTAAGCATAACTCTGGGCTATTGGTTTTGAATAATATGAAGGAAGAATCAAAGACGGATCACCACTCATTGCATTAGGTAAAGTTAGTCCTGAACGAGTACCTTCCTTTACCCAAAAATTAGGTGTCTCATTCAATGGAGTTTGTGGAGTCCATAATGATGGCATTGCATCCTCCACATTTGTATAAGCAGAATAATCCCCACCACTAAAGGCCCTGATCCGATAATAATAACGAGTATCTGCTATTAATTCTGTATCGGAATAAGTGGCATCACCTATAACTGTTCTATGCAATAATGAAAAATTATTTCCATTCAACGACCTTTCAATATCGACAGCATAAATACTTGTCCATGCAAGATCAATCTGGGTATCGGAAATGACAGTGGCTGAAAATAATGTAGGCGGATCAAGTATAATAGTAATCACATCTATCCCTTCATGGATAAATGAATATACATCCACAACTCTTATTTTTGGCTTATCCATGTCGTCCAAATCGACATATTCCGTTTTTCCTTCATGTCCAAACTCGATAAATCCGGAAGGAACACTTGTCTTTGTAGGTTTTAATATACCCCGAACGACATTTAAGATATTCTGAGCTTTCTTTTTATCAGCCTGGTTGACCTGTGATTCATCACATACAATAACCGGTACCGAACCTTTATACACAAAATCATCTTTCGTTCCATCCTCTGTATCTATAACTTCACCGATTCTTACATAGATTTGTGCAGGACTTTTAGGAATAGATTTATAAACAGGGCAACTGACATCCGCATTTGCAACAATACCCGAAAGATTAGTAGTTAAGTTAACTATCGTTGTGGCACCGGTGAATCCTGCTCCTGCAATGGACGAAGTAAATGAGAGTATTGGCCCGGATGAAGTTAAGATAACTCCGCTTGCAAGAGAAGCAGCTGCATTGGCGGTGACAAACTCAGAGGCTGTAACCGTTGGTGAGGTGTGATAAGTAGCAACCTTAGATATAGTATTATTAATGATAGTCGCCGTGCCTCCCGTACCCGTGAGCGTGATAGTGTCTTTGCGCAAATAGACAAATCCGGTATCACCTCCTAAAGCGGAATAAATTGCACTTACAACAGAATAACTTATATCTTTACTCTTAAGACTCATTTAATTGCATTCAGTTCTTCTTCAATTCTTTTTTCAAATATCTTCTCTCCCTGTTCAGCGGCATAACCTAAAAATCTGTCATATTCAAATTCAATCTTTGGACCGTAATCGACATTCGTCCCGACTACGCATTCAAGATCGCCTATTGTCTCGTTCAAATTTCCATCTCCTGCCTGACTGTCTTTTACAGGTTTAAAACTATTCTTGCCTTTTGTCTCATAATGAACAGAACTTGCAAGCCTGCCAGTTATCCAATGTTTTCGGCTCCCAAATTCGCCCCTTAGTCGTTGTTTAGCAATAGTCTCAACTCTTAATCCGGTGAAGTCGACAGCTCTCTTAACAGCACTTATGGCGGACTTGCCATAATTCTTAAGGTCATCAATTAACCCATTATAAGAGATAGTATCAACTTCAATCGAAATCATAACTGTGAGCTTCCAAAAGTGTAACCCCAAATAAGACCACCGGAGAATGTACATTTTTTAATCTTTAACCCGGTACCTGAATTTAACATCCTGTCTGCTGTAAAAGCAACCGTTGCAAGATTTTTAGCAGTTAAAAGATCAACAGCCGCAGAATCCTCGAGCACGGTAAGTGTAACACCTGATTCAACGATTATAAAATCATAAGCTCCGTCTGTAAGAGGAGAAGCTATATTAACCCCTCCATTTGCGCCGCCTAACATGGCATCCTGATATTGTGACGTTGTTTTTCCCATTATTTTTTGTATAATATTATTTTTAATTCTTTTGGCTTGCCTAAATTCTCAACTGGTATGATTGAATGTATTACCAGAGATTCTGAACCATACAAACAAGTAGCCCCATCAGTGATTGACGAATTATCGTAACACTCAAACTGATAAGTCTTTTTTGTAAGCAGTTCAGTATATTGCATCTTCTTGTATCCTTCTAACTGTATTAATTTGCCTCGTATATTTACGGGTGCGCCCGGTGATTCAACAGCATCGCCATTAGTCACCGCTGAAGTAACCAAAGTAAATGATAATACTGTTTTCATCTCGCCGGGGTTCATAGTCCTGTATTGTGGTTTAATCCTTCCAAAAATCTCATAGTATCGTAACTCAACTTTGCGACATTTATATTTGCAGGGTTGTCATCTTTATTATTGAACGTGTCCGAAATAACCCGCATAATACCTGTCTTTGCCCTATTACTTGTTATACCTGCCACAAATTCGACGATTAATTCATTTGATGACGTTCCGGTGCTCATAACCTCATCAGAATTAATAAATCTTGTCTCGTCTCCCTTTTCTTCATAATCGACATCATCACTGTCAATTGTAGCACTTGTAATACTCGTTACCGGGGAGACAGGTAATTCATACCAGCCATCAACTGCATCAGTCTTTTCAAATCTCACAATGTAACTCTTCGAAACGCATGAAAAAGCGCAGTGATCTTCTATGTATTCACGTGCAGCCGTTATGAGCTGAGTAAATAAAGCATTCTGATCAGTACCGGAATAGCCGACATACAAAACAGCCTCTGCCAATGTCACTGGTTCGGTAATGGTGCCGGTTTTCTCTTTTACTTGCATTTTGTCTGAGTATTTATCTTAAGTTCTTTTGTCTCAGTCTTTTGTTTTTCTTCTTTTACCATATCAGGAAGGACACGACCCTTAGACCGTGCCTTCAAGACTGGTTTTTTATTATTTCTCTCCATCAAATTTACCCTCAGCTTTTAACTTAAGGGCTTTGGCGAGTATCTTCTCATTTTCCGGGATCTGTTTTGCAGCGCGTTCGGTAACGGTTATCTTTTCACCTTTTTTACCGTATTTGCTGTCAATTTTTAAAGTAATTTCTTTGAGTGCCATAATTATTTATTTAAAAGAGGGGGAGTTTCACCCCCTTGTTATTAATACCTGTTACCGACTTTTATTGCTAATGAAATTAACTTAGCGCATTTATTAGCATCCAACCCGGTAGCCGTGAACTTTATATATTTCCAAAGTACCCCAGTGGCGACATCGCTTGCAGGAACTAAGACTTTCCCTTCTGCGAAATTACCCGTTGCGGCAGGATGAAATAAAGTAGTGTCAACTGTTACCCATGCGGTGCCATCAATAGACCCCTCCATCTTAAGAATAACATGATTACCTACTGATCTGGTGACTATCTTATACTGGTCAAACTCAGCCGTTACGGTATAATAATACAGATTCGGCTTGTTTACCAAAAAGGTCCAGTATTTAACTGCTGTACCATTAATGGTATCAGTAGCAACGGGAGTGTATTTTGCAAAAGTACTTCCGGTAGGGAATGTAGTAATAGTCCCTGATTGTGCATTAAGTCCGACTGCAAAAAGCAGTAAAGCGAAAATTACGATTAATTTTTTCATATCATTTTTCTCCTTTCTTTATACTGATTCAATTAATGCCTTAACATCAGCGATTGCGTCATAGCAGAAAGCGGCATAATCGCATACCCTGATTCTGTTTGCAGCTCTCAGCTTAGCACGGATCATTCTCAGATCATGTTCTGCATCATCTGCGTCCTGATCAAACATTTCAATAGTGATTTCACGTCTCATAAAAAGCTTGTCTTTCGTGAAGTCGCCAACGATAGCAGAGCCAGCAGCCAAGAGATCATCACCAACCTCCACAACAGTAAGTCCTGCGATTGTTTTATCACCGTTGACCATCTGAAAAAGATACTGCCCATTTGCGTCCTTCAATGTCTCGTACTCGACAGCGTTCGCAATATTTAAGACTACATGAGTTGCCTGAAAGTAAGCGGCATTAACCTGAGATTTCATTGCAAGAATGACGTCTCTCAAATTACACTTAGTAACTAAGCTGTTAAGCCCTGCATAACTGAATGCAACGGCATGATTAAGAATGCCATCCAGATGGGGGGTCACTCCACTACCTGATACAACTTCTTCTTCAAGTTCTCTTTCAAGCTGCCCAATAAGTTCTGTATTGATTTCTGAAAGGGTATATTCCCAGTCATCCAGAGACTCATTACTGAGCTTAACGAATGTTCCTATTTTTTCAACCCTGGCTTTCTTCAATGCCCAATGGTAATCAGATGCCACAAATTGAGCACCTTCAGCAACAGCAGCAGCACCCTCGGTGCGTGCGGTTCTTTCTGCCCATGTGATCTGATCCGAAGTAGTGGTTCCTTTTGTTATAACGTCCAAAATAGTTGTTGGACGATCAGGAGCTTTAAAGACACCAGCTTCACGCATAGGAACAACAACGGATGTGTCAAGATCAAATGCTCCGAGATTATCATCGGTAAGCATCGTCCCGGCCAGTTTCAGCACAGAATACGGATTAGTTGTGAATGTTACTTCAAACTTACCCTCTTTCTTAGCGGCTTTTTTGAACTTGTCGCCTTTGAGTTCTTTAGCAAGAGTGACGATCCAAGGTTCTGATTTGCCTTTGAGAACTGAATCTTTCATCTTTAATTGGATAGCATCCAACTGAGTTGACAGAGTAATAATGTTCTTACTCATTTTATCGAGCGGGCCGGTTTTGGTAAGGTCGGCGTCAACCTTCAAAAGTTCATCAATCTTTGACTGATCCCCTTTTGTTTCGATCAATTTCTGAACGGCTTTTAAATCAGTATTGTACTTCTGCACTTCGACAGCGACTTCCTGAATTAATTCCGCTTGTGTTTTTTCTGCCATTTTTTATTTTTTAATGACGGTTAATAATTTATTTAATTCCTGTAAAGTGCGGCTGTCAGTGGAATTACCCGGCTGTAGTGCGGCTTTAAGTTTATCCAAATATGAAATTTGTTTTTCAATCTGTTCAAGTTTGTAATCTGTATAACTCTGAATATTTAACAGAGCTTTCAGATAAGTTAATTCTGATTCCAGGTCTTCACGTGTCGCATCCTTCATGTTCTTTACTGAAATAGCAAGAGCCTGAGAATTTGCGCCCCATGCTGACAAAGTTGATACCTCCCAGAGCTTCCATTCAGATACTTCCCTTACGTCGGCTTTCATTACCGACTTTATCGCTTCGACCCTTACGGAATGCTCCATCTGTTTCCCCGCGTCAAACATAGCCTTGTACTCTTCATAGGTTTCTTTTCCCAGTTGAGTATTCAGGATCAGTTGAGACTTGACTAATAGACCTGTTTGATCTTCTGATATTTCTTTGATCACTCCCGGCATAAGCCTTGTGTCATGATATTTTAAATGTCTTATTCTTGGTCCGTTCTCTGAAATTGATTTCTTGAACGATCCTGGCATCGACATATCTTTATCACTGTCAGTATTGCCAAAAGTATTTGCATAAAAAAGTACCGTCCCCTGTGGATCAACTTCTTTTATTTCTTTCGAGCAAGTAATTATATTATTCATTATCTTAATTTTTACAAATATTCTTTAAAAGCATTATATGACAAATTCTCATTTTCACCTTTTCACTTATCTTAATTTTTATCGTCATAACCTATTGAGCATCTGCAATTTATCACGTCCCCAGCATCTTGACAATTTTCGTCTCCGGGAAATTGTAACCCGGTGTTATATTCATAATCCATATCAACTACACCTTCCGCCTCATACTGCAAATGCGATTCTCTTATATTCGGAAGCCCTGATGTCATCCAGAACTTTCCAATATCCAGTCCTGTACTTTGCGCCCCTTCGAAACTTCCCCGGTTACTGGCTCCTATTACTTCTGTTCTGGCAATCCGTTCCGCCTCAAAGTTCTGCATCGTGACTAAATCCCTTTCAAGATTTGCCCGCATATAATTTGCAATATCCTGAATCCCTAATCCTGCCCGCTCGCCCGCTGCAACGTGTAAATCAATTATCCGGTTAATATTTTCCGCCTCCGTATCG